CAACTTTGTCTATTTGTTCTTCATCCAAGAATCGGCGAATAGTATTAATAAAATGATATACACCCCCAATGTGAGACCCATCATTATAAAGTTCTTTAACGCCGTGAAAGCCAATCTTAAAAAGGTTATCACCATCTACCAATAAAGTTTTAGACACATAGTTTATTTAAATCTTAACAAATATATTACTCGCTGATATCGTCTGTTGTTTCTTCTAAAGTCAATTCGCCAGTTCCTGATAAGATACCATTCCAATATTGAGAATACTCTTTCTTATAAGCTTCTAAAGCCTCCTTAGTATCTTCGATATATCCTTGAGGTACGGCAATTAACTTACCGTCATTGTATCCCAAACCATTTACGTGGTTCTTTAAAATTGAAATCTTAGTTCTGATAGCATATCTTACTGTTCTTCCTCCTTTGGTTGCTGTGATGTGGTTAATACCAGCACTTGCTTGGTTACCAAAAAGGAATACTAATGAAGATGCTAACCATAATGCTTCACCACCTTTTGCTTTGATTGTTGGTTGTCCGAATGGATTGTCTGGAAGAGCAACCCATGGTTGATTAACAACTACCAATGTATTGTAATACGCATAATCTTCTTTCTTTGATTTGGAAATTCTTGAATGAACTCCCATACCAATCTTATCGGCAAGTGTTGCTGCATTATGTTGCTTTCCACCCTTACCATCAAATGTCATCTTACAAGGAATTGAACCTACAGAATCCCAAAGGAATAAAATAGATTGTTTAATCTCCCCTTTTTCTTGAGCATCAAGAACTTGATTAATAAAATCTGTAACTTGCTCAATATAATCAAAACCATCATTAAAAATGAAATCACCATCCCATTCTCCATCTTCATTTTTATTTGCTTGCAATCCTAATTCAACTGCATGATCCCAAGACCATTTTTTTTCTGTGATAATAAAAACAGGCAAATGTCCTTTCTTTTGAGCATCAGCGGCGGCCAATATCATCGCAGTTGTTTTGGAACTATTACTATGTCCTAAAAACATATTAATACCTCCCATTACAGGACCAGGTATTCCACAAGCATTTAAAAAGGATTCACCACAATTATAATAGTTTGTTTCTTTATATTTTGTCTTTGTTGAGAATTTATCTTTAAATCCACCAACACCTTCTTTTTTCTTAATTCCCGCCATTGTCAATTTTTTTAATATTTGGTAATTTATTTATTTTGTTTGGTCTATAAAACATGATATCTTCCTCATATAAGGTCCCAATTTCTTCTTCATGAAAAGTTATCAATTTAAGACCTAATTCACCATCCTCACTCTCTTCCTTTAACATACCAAATAAAATAGTATCACCAATCTGTTTAGCTTTGCCCGAAAAATATTCTTTATTTGATAACTGACTTAATATCTCATAAGATACCATTTTATTATCTCTTAATTGCAATTCAATCTCTTCTTTAAATGTCATAATAATGTAATAAAAAAGGGTGGAGTTAATACTCCACCCAATATAATTTAGAATGGTAATTCTGTGTCAATTTCAGCATCTTCCTGTGGGTCAACCACTTTTGCAGGTGATGATTTCTTACTTCCACCAAAAGTATCCGAAGAAACAGTTGAGTCACCATAAACATATCCACCTTTTTCAGTGTCCCATTTTGGAGTTTCTCCTCGAGCAATAGCTTCAAGATATTCAACAGGTTTTTTAGAATATACATCCAACCAAGTCAATTCGTCATTAACCCATGCTTTTGATTGGTCATCTTCAACATGAAGAGGTGTTGGGTCATCATGCATAATAGTTGATACCGCAGTATACTCTTTACCATTTGGAGCTTTTGATTTGTTTAACTCAATGATAAGGTCACGTCCTTTTTCAGCGTCAGTAATATCACCTTTGTTTCTCCAAATTGGAATGATTTTATCCAAGATACCATCATTCTTATAGTTGTGCTTAAATCTCCAAAACTTTGGACCATCTTCTTCGTGGTCTCTATCAATAACCTTAACGATGTAGAACTTACGAGACTTATATTGTTTCGCCAATTCTTTATCAGAATCTTTACCCGTAGATATCAACTCTTCATAAACCTCATTCAAAGGTGAACGTTCGTTGTCATTTTTTGCTGGGTCATAAAACTTTTGCCATTGTCCACCAACTTGAATTTCGTGGTACCAAGCTTCTTTAAATGGTGAAGAACCATCTGTTGTTGGAAGAATTCTTACTCTTCTTTGTCCTGACTTCTCTTTATCACTAAGGATTAAAGCGAAATACTTTTTCATTCTTTCGTCTTGCGACATTTTGAACTGCGGGCCTGCCCCTTGTTGTTTTGTTTTTTCATACTGTGCCAATACGGCGTCTAATACATTACTCATATTTATATGTTTTTTTGTTCTATAAATATAAGTGAATATATCCCTTATGTCAAATAAAAAAAGTCATCTTCCGATGACTTTTACTACTTTATTTTTTTTACATTAAATCGTCTTCCGTTGGTTGGAAGGATTTTTTAATATCATTTTGATTAATATCTGAAACTTGATCTGAAGTTAAAACATAATCATGTTTTCCCGTTTTTTCCATCTCTTCTTGCTTATCAGTAAAAAAATCTGATAACTTTTGATTAAACGGATATGAATCGTAAGTTCTTAACTCTAATTTTTCTTGTGGAGTTTTTTCTCTGTATTTTTCAATCTTAGCTTCAAGTGTATTAAGTTTAGACATAATTTGATCCATCTCACCTAATCTTGATTCTAATTTATTTAATTGTCCAAATAGGTTTTCAAAATACTCATCTTGTTTTGATTGAATACTTTTTTGAGAATCAACTAACTCTGTAATATCTAATTCACCTGATTCATCACTATCATCTTTCTTTTCTTCAGATTCACCATCATCGTCAATCTTTTCAACATCAGGGTCATTTGCAACATCAATAGTTTGAGGAGTTGCAGGTGCTGCCGGTGGTGCTGCCGGTGGTGGTGCCGCCGCACCTGCATCAGGTGCCGGTGGTGCCATCGCACCTAAATCAGCTCCTGGATCAGGTGGGGGTGGTGCGGCATCTAAGGCTTGTTCCATTATGTACTTATCTATACTTCTATATCTTTGTATTTCTTTAATAATTTTTTTATCTAAGCTCATGTTTTTATCCGTTTAAAAGTTGTTTTATTCCTTTTGATGTTTCAACTCTAACTTTTCTGTTAGCCGTTGTTTGATGTCCCGCTCTTTCGATTAGCCCATCTCTTTCTCTTACTGTATAACAGTCTCCAGTATCCAAGTCACAAACTTGTTTACTTCCATCACCGTTATCTTCCTCAGAATATCTTACTGATTTTCCAAGATAATTGTTTAATGCTGTTTTTATGTCCATAAAAGTCTTTTATATAAATATACGAATACACAGTTAAATTAACTTTTAAACATTTTGAAGTTGTATGTTGACCAAAGTGGTTGTTTATTTTTATCTGCAGGTACAGTAGTTAAATTTACTGACCCAAGGATTTCTTTTGTTTGTTTCCATTCTTCATCTGTAATATCATTACTTTCAACTATAAGTTTAGTAATTTGACTTGAAGTTATATAAACTGAATTATTTGAAACAAATCCATTTTCCGATATAAAGTTTATTTCTTTAATAATATTTGGTTTAAGTGTATTATTTCCTGTGTTTACAGTATCTTTAAGTTCAACTTTAATATTCACATTTTGGTTTATTACCCAAACACCTAAAGTAGGGACAGTATTAACTTTAACCAATAAACTTTCAAATCCTTTTATTGAATTTGTTACAATAGTATCAATTAAAACTTTAGGTCCTGTTTGTCCATCTTGTCTATTTACACTTTGAATTTCAGAAAGTTCTGTTTTTGTTTGTTGACTTACATTTTTTGTATTTAATTGAGCAGCAGGAGCATTTGTATTTGTTATTGCAGGATTATAAGTAAACTTACCACTACTTGTTATCGATACATCTACTCCATTACTATCCCGATATTTTACAAGTATAAAATTATCTTGTATTCCTGTTAATTGACTTTGTGGTACTGTTACTGTAAGTTGTGTTCCATCACTAGATTTAATAATACCTTTAACAACTTCAACATCATTAATTTTAACAGACGTTGTTGATTGAAGATATTTTCCTGTAATTGTTAAAATAGTATTAACTCCACCAAAAGTCGGTGTGAATGAAATAATAACAGGTTTTTCACATGATGAAGGTGTTGGTGTTGGTGGAGGCACTGTTCCTCTTGTTGGTGTAGGCGTTGGAGTATGTGTAGGTGTTACAGTTGGTGTTAATCCTATCGTTGCTGATACAAGAGGTGAAACTGCTGAAACACCTTTTGGATAAGTTCCATCTAATAATGGTAACCCTAAACTTTCAGCACTCAAAT